GCATCCGGCACAAACAATCAAATATTACAGAACGATTAATCCACGTATTTCATCGCGACCCTTGAAGTCAGGCGCGTGATAAGTTCGTAAGCGCTTACTTTCGTCATTTCAGCGATACGTTCTACGGGCAAACCTTCGCCCCATAAAATGACCGGGTCCCCGGCTTTATCCTGCGCCTGTGGACCTAAGTCGACGCAGATCATATCCATCGCGACTCGCCCGACAATCGGCACTTCGCGACCGTTCACCAGCACTGGCGTACCGGACGGCGCGGCGCGCGGATAACCATCGCCATAACCCATCGCGACTACGCCCAGGCGGGTATCACGTTCGCTTACCCAGGTTCCACCATAACCGACAGGCTCTCCGGCTTTGTGCTCACGCACGGCAATCAGGCTGGAGGTTAGTGACATCACTGGCTGACAGCCAAAATCGGCACCGGTGGAACGATCTTCCAGCGGCGAGACGCCGTAAAGAATGATGCCCGGGCGCACCCAGTCAAAATGCGACTGTGGCCACAGCAGAATGCCACCCGATGCGGCAATGGAACGTTGACCTGGTTTGCCTTCGCAAAAGGTATTAAAGATAGCGAGTTGTTTCTCGGTTGCGCCGCATTTTGGTTCATCCGCGCGCGCAAAATGGCTGACGATATTCACCGGCTGACGAACGTTTTTGCACTGGGTCAGGCGATGATAAAACGCCTCAGCCTGTTCCGGCCTTACGCCCAGACGGTGCATACCGGTATCGAGTTTCATCCAGACGGTAACCGGCTCGTCCAGGCTAGCCTCTTCCAGCGCAGCCAGCTGTTCTTCGTTATGCACGGCGGTATGAAAATGTTGCGCAGAAATCGTCGGTAGATCTCTGGCATCAAAAAAGCCTTCGAGTAACAGTACAGGTTTGGTGATTCCCCCCGCACGCAGTCGCAGAGCTTCTTCGAGACGGGCTACGCCAAAGGCGTCAGCATCGGGGAGCGTTCGCGCGGTCTCAAGAAGACCGTGACCATAAGCGTTCGCTTTCACCACCGCAACCATTTTACTGGCAGGAGCCAGTTCACGAAGACGTTGCAGGTTGTGTCGCAGAGCGCGGCGGTTAATCACAACAGTTGCCGCTTGCATTTGTGTTCCTTGATAAGTGTTTGCTTTAATTACCTAATTCATAAAATAATTATTATTCGTCGTCGTACTGCGGCCCCGCATAGTTGTCGAAGCGCGACCATTGACCGTTAAAGGTCAGGCGTACCGTCCCGATTGGGCCGTTACGTTGTTTACCGATAATAATTTCCGCGATGCCTTTTAAATCACTGTTTTCGTGATACACCTCATCACGATAGATAAACATGATCAAGTCCGCATCCTGCTCGATAGAGCCAGATTCACGCAGGTCGGAGTTGACCGGGCGTTTGTCGGCACGTTGTTCCAGAGAACGGTTCAACTGGGACAGCGCCACCACCGGCACGTTCAGTTCTTTCGCCAGTGCTTTCAGCGAGCGGGAGATTTCTGCAATTTCCAGCGTACGGTTATCGGAAAGCGCCGGTACGCGCATCAGTTGCAGGTAGTCGATCATGATAAGCCCGATGCCGCCGTGTTCACGGGCAATACGGCGCGCGCGGGAACGCACTTCCGTTGGCGTCAGGCCGGAGGAATCATCGATATAGATATTACGTTTTTCGAGCAAAATACCCATGGTGCCGGAAATACGTGCCCAGTCTTCATCATCGAGCTGCCCGGTACGGATTTTAGTCTGGTCAACGCGCGACAGCGACGCCAAAGAACGCATCATAATCTGTTCTGATGGCATCTCCAGTGAGAAGATAAGTACTGGTTTATCCTGCAACATCGCCGCGTTTTCAACGAGGTTCATCGCAAATGTTGTTTTACCCATCGACGGACGCGCGGCGACGATGATCAAATCCGACGGCTGCAAGCCAGCGGTTTTTTTGTTGAGATCGTCATAACCGGTGTTTACCCCGGTAACGCCATCGTGTGGCTGCTGAAACAACTGCTCAATACGCGCCACCGTGGCGTCGAGCACATCGGCGATGTTCTTCGGCCCTTCGTCTTTGTTTGCACGACTTTCGGCAATTTTAAAGACGCGGGATTCAGCCAGGTCCAGCAGATCTTCGCTGGTGCGCCCCTGCGGATCAAAACCGGCTTCGGCAATCTCATTCGCAACCGAAATCATCTCGCGAACAACGGCACGTTCACGCACGATGTCAGCATAAGCACTGATGTTCGCCGCACTTGGCGTATTTTTTGACAGCTCCGCCAGATAAGCGAAACCACCGACGCTATCGAGTTGCCCCTGGCGTTCCAGCGATTCCGCAAGGGTAATCAGATCGATAGGACTACCGCTTTCCTGTAAACGCGCCATTTCAGTAAAGATATGACGGTGTGGGCGGGTGTAAAAATCGTCTGCCACCACACGCTCGGCTACATCGTCCCAGCGTTCGTTATCCAGCATTAAACCGCCCAACACCGACTGCTCCGCTTCGATCGAGTGCGGAGGCACTTTCAGCCCGGCAACTTGTGGATCGCGTTCGCGGGGTTCAGCCTGCTGTTTGTTGAAGGGTTTATTTCCTGCCATAGTGAATGGAGTTACCGAGATAAAGAATGGGTCGAAACTTTACCATATGAAGCAGACCCTGACGATACGTTCTGGAGGACACATGGCAACACGAATTGAATTTCACAAGCACGGTGGCCCGGAAGTACTTCAAACCGTAGAGTTCACTCCTGCCGATCCGGCGGAGAATGAAATCCAGGTCGAAAATAAAGCCATCGGCATCAATTTTATCGACACGTATATCCGCAGCGGCCTTTACCCGCCGCCATCGCTCCCCAGCGGATTAGGTACCGAAGCGGCAGGCATCGTGAGTAAAGTCGGCAGTGGTGTAAAGCATATTAAGGCAGGCGATCGTGTAGTCTATGCGCAGTCGGCGTTAGGCGCTTACAGCTCGGTGCATAACATTAATGCGGATAAAGCGGCGATTCTGCCTGCGGCAATTTCTTTTGAGCAAGCTGCGGCATCCTTCCTGAAAGGCTTAACGGTTTATTATCTGCTGCGCAAAACCTATGAAATTAAACCCGATGAGCAGTTCCTGTTCCACGCAGCGGCTGGCGGCGTTGGCTTAATTGCCTGCCAGTGGGCAAAAGCCCTTGGGGCGAAACTTATCGGCACTGTGGGAACCGCGCAAAAAGCGCAGAGTGCGCTAAAAGCGGGCGCATGGCAGGTTATTAACTATCGCGAAGAGAATCTGGTCGAGCGGTTAAAAGAGATCACCGGTGGCAAGAAAGTGCGCGTGGTGTACGATTCCGTGGGCAGAGACACCTGGGAACGGTCGCTGGATTGCCTGCAACGCCGCGGCTTAATGGTGAGTTTTGGCAACTCATCAGGTGCGGTTACCGGTGTGAACTTAGGCATTCTCAATCAGAAAGGCTCGTTGTATGTGACACGCCCTTCCCTGCAAGGCTATATCACCACGCGGGAGGAATTAACCGAGGCCAGTAATGAACTGTTCTCTTTGATTGCCAGCGGTGTGATTAAGGTCGATGTCGCCGAGCAGCAGAAATATCCGCTGAAGGATGCGCAGCGTGCGCATGAGATTCTGGAAAGCCGGGCGACGCAAGGTTCCAGCCTGTTGATTCCATAAAAGAAATAGGGCTTCCACCTGGGAAGCCCTTTCTTTTTATAGTTCGGCTGTATGTAGGGTACAGCACGATGAATCTGTTAGAGGCGCAATAGTGACAGATTTGATTATCAATTCCTATTTTGTTCTAAGGATAAAACCTTAGGTTGTGATCATCCGCACAATCCCTTAGTAACGCCAGCGGTCATAACGCTGATATTTCGGCACTTTTGGTGCTTTAATCGCCTTAATAACCCACACCACCGCAATCGCCAGGAGTAACCACGGCAGCAACTTAATCATCAATGCCAGCATACCGCCGAGGAACATAATGGCCGTCGCCACAACCAGCGCGGCGATAATGCCCAGCAACGAAACGCCGGTGACCATCAACATGACAAAAAAGCCAATCACAAAAAGTAGTTCCAGCATGATGCTCTCCCAAATATGAAATCTCTTGCTGGCATTACAAGAATCATGCCAAAAATAATCTATTGATTTAACAGCAAAACGCCCCGCGACGGTGCGCAGGGCGTGGTGAATTTGACTATTTTTTGGTGAAAAGTTAACGCTTATCCGCCACCAGTTTGAGCGCGTGTTCCAGCACATTAATGTCTGCACCCGCTTTATGGGCATTTTCACTTAAATAACGCCGCCACTGCCGCGCGCCAGGAATACCCTGGAACAAGCCCAGCATATGCCGGGTAATATGGCCAAGATACGTCCCCTGGCTGAGTTCACGCTCAATGTACGGATACATGGCGCGCACTACCGCCACCGGATCGGCATCGGTATCCGAGGAACCAAAGATCTCTCGGTCTACCGCCGCCAGAATACCCGGATTCTGATACGCTTCGCGCCCGACCATCACGCCATCCATATGTTGCAAATGCGCTTTAGCCTCTTCCAGCGACTTGATACCACCGTTAATCGACATTGTCAGATGCGGAAAGTCACGCTTCAGTTGATACACACGCGGATAATCGAGCGGCGGGATTTCACGGTTTTCTTTCGGGCTTAACCCCGAAAGCCAGGCTTTACGTGCGTGGATGATGAACATCTCACACTCGCCTTTGCCGGAAACGGTGTTGATGAAATCGCAGAGAAATTCATAGCTGTCCTGGTCGTCGATGCCAATACGCGTTTTCACCGTCACCGGAATCGACACCACATCGCGCATCGCTTTCACGCAGTCGGCAACCAGCTGCGCATTACCCATCAGACACGCCCCAAACATGCCGTTCTGCACCCGGTCAGACGGGCAGCCGACATTCAGGTTGATCTCATCATATCCGCGCGCTTCTGCCAGCTTTGCACACTGCGCCAGCGCCGCCGGATCGCTACCGCCCAGTTGCAATGCTACCGGATGTTCTTCTTCACTGTACGCCAGATAATCACCTTTACCGTGAATAATCGCCCCTGTGGTCACCATTTCGGTATACAGCAACGTATTGCGGGAAAGCAGACGCAAGAAATAGCGGCAATGTCTGTCCGTCCAGTCGAGCATAGGAGCAATGCTAAACCGAGAATTCCAGTAAACACCAGTTTTTTCAGGCATCACGCTGGTTTGATTAATTTTTTGTGTTTCATGATTATCGTGCATTTTTGAACATTTCAGGCTATTTTTCTCGCGTTAGGTTCCCGCACAGGTTCCCACGTTTTATGGGAACCCGAAATAACGAGGTCGTGTAATGGCGTACTATAACATAGAGAAACGACTAAAATCCGATGGCACACCACGCTATCGCTGTAATGTGATTATCAAAGAAAAAGGTGTTATCACTTACAGGGAAAGCAAAACATTCCCTAAACATGCTCATGCCAAAACATGGGGCACACAGAAAGTGATGGAATTAGATCTATATGGCATTCCATCATCAAATGCAGTTGACGGACTTACAGTCCGTGACTTACTACACAAATATTTAAATGACCCAAATGCCGGAGGTAAAGCAGGCCGTACTAAAAGATATGTGCTGGAACTGCTTATGGATAGTGACATCTCCGCGATCAAACTATCTGAACTGACAGAAAATGACGTAATTGAACATTGCAGGCTAAGAAACAACGCTGGTGCAGGTCCAGCTACAGTTAGCCACGATGTTAGTTATCTTGGTAGTGTTCTGGATGCTGCCAAACCTGTATATGGAATTAATTACACATCAAACCCAGCAAAAGCCGCTCGTCCATATCTACTTAAACTTGGTTTAATTGGTAAATCAAATCGTCGTAATCGTAGACCGGCATCTGATGAACTGGACATGCTCATTGAAGGTCTTCAACAACGATCTACACATAAATGCTCAAAAATTCCGTTCGTTGATATCCTCAAATTTTCTGTGTGGTCATGTATGCGAATCGGTGAAGTATGCCGATTACGATGGGAGGATCTCGATCAGGAACAAAAATCCATACTCGTAAGAGACAGGAAAGATCCACGTAAAAAGGAAGGCAACCATATGAAAGTAGCCTTGCTTGGGGAAGCCTGGGATATCGTCCAACGACAACCCAAAAAATCAGAATTCATTTTTCCATATAACAGCACTTCTGTTACTGCGGGATTCCAGAGGGTAAGAAGCAAATTAGGTATTAAAGATCTGCGATACCATGATTTGCGTAGAGAAGGGGCAAGTCGCTTATTTGAGGCTGGTTTTAGTATTGAGGAAGTCGCCCAGGTTACAGGGCATCGTTCATTAAACGTGCTATGGCAGGTATATACCGAACTGTATCCGAAATCTTTACATAATCGTTTTGAAGAGCTCCAAAGGAGCAGAAATAAGACCTCTTGACACTGTTTATCCATACAGTTAAAAATAATACTGTATACAAACACAGTATAGAGGGACTTTTATGCGTATTGAAATCTGCATAGCCAAAGAAAAAATGACTAAAATGCCAACCGGTGCTGTGGATGCGTTAAAGGAAGAATTAACCCGACGCATCAGTAAACGTTATGACGATGTAGAGGTGATCGTAAAAGCCACCAGCAACGATGGCCTTTCTGTTACACGCACCGCAGATAAGGATTCTGCAAAAACTTTTGTTCAGGAGACTCTGAAAGATACCTGGGAATCTGCTGACGAGTGGTTTGTTCACTAATTAACACGTAAAATCGGTAACGGCTGGAAATCATTCAATACTCGCACTATCGAAAGTTCGCCAGCCAGCCCATAGATCATGATTGGACAATGCCAGGACAACATCTACAGAAGATCAGATTATAAATCTCGACAAAACAATAGCATCAAGCACTCTTGTAAAGTATAATTCCGCTTTTCGTATTTGTATATTCTGCTTTTACTATTTTATTTTAATACTTTATTACAATGTGTGAGGAATTGATGGTTCAACAATTAACGACGCCTTCCCGAGATCACGCACTGGATGGTATTCGTGGTATAGCTTGCTTGATAGTTTTAATAAGCCATTTCATGCAATTCTTTCTACCATCTGTTTTTGTTCAAAATCAGATAGATCATTATGGAGAGAAATACATAAGTGAAACTCCATTTAATATATTATATAATGGTCACTTTGCCGTAATGCTTTTCTTCGTTTTGAGTGGAATGGTTCTATCGATTCCCTTTTTCAAAGGGAAGGGGCTAGAATGGTACTCTAAATCCATTATCAAGAGATACCCACGTCTTGCAATACCTACCATTGCATCTACTATATTTTCCTTTATTCTGATGACAACGATTGGATTTCATTCATCAGAAACTGCAGTGTACTCTTTATCACAAGTAATCCCAGCGATGCCAACTACAATGACATTACTGAATGCGGTATGGGAAGGGGGTATTGGTACATATTTTTACGGAGTTCAAACATTAAACCCAGTATTATGGACCATTCACACCGAATTGGTTGGCTCAATTCTTGTACTCGTTCTGGTCCCACTAGTTTGCACTACCAGAATTAGGTTTGCTTTTTATACTTTAGGTATTGTGGTATTTAGCTCAAGTCATCTAATAGGATTTATATTAGGGGTGATTTGTGCAGATGTTTCAGTTAATATAAAGAAAATTAATACCACAATTATCTTTATGTTTATTTTACTAGGATGTTACCTAGGTTCATACCCATATTTTATAACTGAACATAGTATCTGGATAAATAACAGTGACATAACTTACTTTGATTTGAGAATTGTTTCTCAAGCCTTTGGTTCAATGTTTCTTATTATAGCAATTGATAAATCAATAGTTATCTCAAATTTATTCAAAACAAAAACCTGTAAATTTCTTGGAGATGTATCATACTCTCTTTATCTGGTGCATTTTCCATTAATAGCTTCAATATCTTCTTTGATCGTAATTAAGCTTGGTGATGCAGGAGTTTCATACGGAAAGTCTTTACTTATTACTTTCCCAATCACTTTATTATCTTCAATACTTGCAGCTTTAATTTTTAAATTGCTAATTGATGATAACGCGATAAAATTTTCCAATTATTTATCAAATAAAATTCTTCCAAAGAATAACGTGCAAGCAGCAAAATACGCCCCATAAGGGGCGTTTATTTATATGAATGGTTTTTTAGGCCAGATGATATTGTGAGCTTTCTGGGTATCTACTGCCTGAACAGCTTTGATATAGTTCACCCAAGATATTAGTTTTTCTTTATCTTCGTCGCTGATAATTCCCAGCTGTAATTCAGTCTGCCAAAGAATGATCTTTTCCTTTGCGAACAGAAGCTGCACAGATTTCTGTTGCTCTGCCGCTTCCACTTCCGCTACGTGCTGAGCATTGATATCCGTCACCCATTTTTCACCATCCCATTTATCGTATGGCGTTAACGGGGCGATAGTGGTTGTATTTTCAGGATAATCACCCGGAGCTGTGATTTCTTTCGATTCTCCCGTTTCGGTGTTATAGACGATTTCACCGCGATGGTCTGACACATATTCCCATGATTTTAAATCCACAGAACGGCAAATTGTATAACCAGCCTTAGATGTACCAGGAGCGTCTAAACAGGAATATGCTGGAATACCGACACCCACTGCAAGATATTCAGTTGATGCAGAAATATATTCCCGCGTCTCACCATCATAGTTATAAACAGTAATATTCCCCGCCTTCGTGGCAATAAGCTCGCTATTTAATACGGCGTTATCCATTATGCAGCCCTCACGATATAGTTAAATGCAATATTTCGTGGACGGGTTTCGCTCCCGCCATATGATGATGTAAATCCCGAATATGCCCGGTGTCCCGCATCCGTCGTATTAGCCCAGGAAGGACCGCTAGAAGTATAGATGGCCCCATTGTAATCATGGCCGTGTGCCTCAATGCTCCCGTCCTGAGCAGACAGGAGAGTCCGTCCTGAATCAATTCCTCTTCCATCATCCCACCCACGAATGAATTCGCCGCGTAAATCTGGCAATTTATTTGTCGGATAAACTTTTGCCAGTTCCGGATACTCTTCGGCAGAAAAAGCTGCACCGTTGCATTTCAGCCAGCCTGTTGGCGGTGTGACTGAAGGCCACGGAACAGGTACGCCAACAGGCAATGCTGAGCCTTCTCCTAAACTAAGGTTTTCGAGAGCCGTTTGCACAGTGCCATCCGATTTGATATCGCCAAACGGATTCTTGCGGCTTAACAGCAGCGCACGAAGTGCGGTAAGCATCTGGTCATGCCGCCCTTTCTCCAGGCTGGCACCGGAGGCCTCCACCACGCTACAAAGTTCTTCCTGCAACATGTCAAAGTAGTCATCATCCAGATCGGTGGCAGGTGTGCCGGTCTGGGGGTTACCACGGGTAAAACCGTTCTTACCCGCGCCGAACTTATCCTTCTGCGCGGTTTTCGTGTCTATACGATGCATGGATTACTCCGGATATTTAAAAATTACGTAGGTATGCGAAGGGCAGAGTTTGTTAAGCACGCACTCGACAACGGTGTCGCCCCAGATACGCAGTGCGGAATCACAGGGATCGCCACATGTCATCCAGGTGGTGTTGGTGGCGGCTGGCATGTTGACCTGCCAGTAATACCGCCATTCCGGCGCATTCACTGCGTCAGTACAGGCCGATGAGCAGGTGAACGTGCTTTTATCGTATCGCGTGATAGTGGCGTCTGGTCTGCCCAGGGCAGCAAGCTGTGCAAGGTAAAAATCCTCATTGATGCCGCCCGCCAGATTAACCTTCGCATCCAGCCGTTGCTGACGCTGGCGAAGGGTCTGTGTCCCTGCGGGAATACATTCATCCGGCAGACCGCACAGACGCTCCCAGCGGTTTATCAGTTCAGTGGTGGTGCGCGGATCCAGCTCCCGCATCAGGGCATCCGCACGCTGATGAACGCGGGTTAATGAAGGTGCCGCACCGGCAATCGCCGGATCGCTGGCTGACCATGCAGGACCGGGCGGCAACAGTGCCGATAACAGGCGGATGTAATCATCGTTTGTCACGTCCATGAAATCGTCCCCAGAACCGCCAGTTCATTTTTTGCAATGGAGATATTGTCTGCCGGTGCAAGCAACTGATGGCTGTATTCCCCGTTCGCACCGGAAATCGCCTCACTGATACGCGATACCTTCAGTTCTCCCTGCGGATAACCATCACGCAGCAGGAACGAACGCAACTCCGCGGTGATGGCAGCCCGTATTTCCGGTGTGTCCGGCGTCACGCGGATATGAAAATCCACTTTATGCGCCACCGGCCTGAATACATACAAATCAGAGCCTGCCACCGGGGCCAGTGGCTCAATGTGTTGTCTTGCCGCCGTTTCCGTTGATTCTTCCGGAATGGGATTAATCAGGTCACTGCTGGCAATCATCACACCGACAGTCCCCGTTCCCATCCAGTGGCGGTATGTCCATGCACGGGTAATGCCTGACACTTCTTTAGCCCAGACGACATAGTCCCCGTCAGCCCCGCCCTGAGGCGTCCAGTAATACCGCTCAATGACGCGGGCGCGCCACGTTTCCAGCTCTTCAGTATCAAATCCGCCAGTCAGGGTATCTGCAACACCGGAAGACGGCAGACCATTCACCGGCGTGACCAGGATTAATGCCGTACCGTCGTCAGCGTTACCGACCGCGCCTGTAGTTGAGCAAGTGATCGGCACGCGCAGGACACCACCGGAGCTGGTTGCATCGTCAGTTGTCGTGTACTGCACCAGGTCATCGCGCTGAATAACACTCCCGGCGGTCACCTTCAGGCCATCGCTGACACCTTCCCAGCGCATATACCCGCTGGCAGCCGTGGCCCCCTTGCGCGGACACCGTTTCATCGCAGCATGTCGCGCCAGCCAGGACTCATCGCACAGGTCAGGCAGCATGTTCATTGCCAGATAATCGATGTAACCGTAAACCGTATGCAGCGCCGCCGCATACACCTTTGCCCGCACGTCTTCATCCATGCGCCGGAGCGTGTCGCTGACGTCCAGCCTGGCGAATAAATCGTTACGGAGCATACTGATATTTTCTGCCAGCGTCGGGCGCTGAAATTCACTGTCCGCCATGCGTTATCGCACTCCACAGATCATCAAAAGAAATCATTACCGGTCCGTCACGACGCCAGAGAGTGATACTGTTACCCAGTTCATTAATCCCGGTGCGGCGGATATCCAGATCAATACGGGACACCACGCCGTCATCAATCATCCATTGCAGGCATTCGCGGATATACCCCCTTACCGTCTGCACCAGCTGATTGGTCAGTTTGCTGCGCTGAAGCAGCCACAGTCGGGAGCCGTAACGGTCATTCTGTACCGCAGGCCAGGTATCCCCCCACCATCCCATCGGGACATCGGCGTTGTCATCAGGCTCCGCCCGCCGCCAGGTAAACAGGGAAATCACCACGGCGCGGGTCAGCGGATCCAGCTGTGCGCTGGCGCAGGTGCGTTTACCGTTCACCGTCAGCCACAGTTCCATCATGCCTCCATCGCTTTATCAGGTTTGTCGGTGTTACTGCCCTGACCGTTCTCTCTGTGACGATGCCCGTTATAGGCAAGCCGCATCGCTGACATGGTGGTACCGCCGGAGTCGCACAGGTCTTTCACCTGTCCGGTCACTTCCAGGTCCATTTCAAAACGTGCTCTGGGCGCATTGCGAAACGTGATCGTTTTACCTGCACCGTCCACCACGATCCCCTCCCGGGTCAGCGTCACAGACTGCCCCTGATCGTCATAGACAGCCACCTCACCCGTCTGCAGCCCTTTCAGGCGGTAGCGCCGGTCCGACACCGTAACAACCACCGCATGAGAACGGTCGCCATCCGGAAACAACACCACCGCTTCCGCACCGCTGTTTGCCCTTGCGGTAAAACCGTAGGGTTCAAGATGTTCAACCCCGGCTTTGGGTTCACCGGCAATCAGGGACACATCCACGGTCTGACATTTCGTGGCGGCACTGATGCTTTTCACCACTGCCCGCCCAATCAGGCCGAGGAGTTGTCGCTGCATGGCTTCAATCGTCCTCATCAGAACGGGTCCTCCTGTACTCTGGCTTTTTTCTTTTTCCGCGCGCCGGGGGCTTCGGGTTCAGGCAGATAAGCATCAGGTGGGCCGACACGGATTTCCGTCAGGGTGCCGTTCTGGTCCTGAGTAAACGTGACTTCCGAAACAAGCAGTTCGGTATTGTCGAAACCACAGACCGGATCAAAGACAATCACCCGCTGGTTGGGCTGCCACAGCGTACCGTTACCCTGTCGCCAGCCCTGCACCACATAGGTGGTTTCATCCGTCCGCGCCGCCCGTTGTCGGGCTTCAAAGTCCGCACGGGCAATACAGCCTGCCCCCGTAGCCTGCCCTGTCTGCCTGATATACATCGGACGGTAACGGGCAATAAATGCGTCCTCTGTGCGGGCCCGCAGCGCGGTGGTGGTGGCCTCACCGAAATCATCGTCGTTTCCGGCACGCTGCCCCGCCACCTGGTAAACAGAAAACCGCTCCCGGATACTCTTCTCCGTATCGCAGGAAAGGATGTTTTCCCCGAGTACCAGCGCAGTATGTGCCCGCGTTGAGCCAATACCGCCAATCACCAGCCTGCCGTGCGGGTCGTCGTAAGCCAGTGCCTGCTGCTGACCGAGTATTTTGTTGATTACCTCAATCACCGTTTCACCGTGATCAGGCTGAACATCAGGAATAACACCCGACGGCGCACCGCTGTTCACCACCTCAATGCCGAAAGGCGCAGCAAGCGCCTGCGCAATCTGCACCAGCGAGCGTCCGTTAAACTGTGTCGGTTCGGCTGCACAGTCAATCAGGTCAGCCGTCAGACTACGTCCGGCAATACCGGTGCTGACCGAACGGGAATCGTAACGAACGGGCGTCGCCTCCACCCAGCCGGTGATCACCAGCTCATCACCAATCAGCACTTCCACTTTTGAACCGTTTTTAATGCGCGGCTGAAGCGTGGTGATACCCTCATCTCCCGGCCACTGGCGGGTGATCTCCACACTGAAATCCCGCGCCAGCCGTTCAATACCGGCACCGATGCGCACCGATGTCCAGCCATTCCACTCCCGGCCATTTACCCGTAGCGTGACATTGTCGTTCATTGCACTGGCACCTTCAGAGGGATCACCGGCACAAAGCCGGGATGCGTAATGGCATTACGCCGGATAATGTCCGCGTCACGCGCCGCGTTATCAAACCAGGTCGCCGCCAGCACCAGCGCGGGTAAAACCTCATCCGGTGTGCGCTGAATGATCCGTGCAGACTGTTCAAGGCGCGTGTTGATATCCGCATTCAGATCTGCTTTCACCCGGCGCAGCGCCAGAAACAGCGCATCGCTGGTTGTACGGGACAACTCCTTATCAATTGCCGTATTCAGTGTGTCGCGAATGTCAGTCAGTTCTTCCCACGTCGGCAGGTCAACCGTGTTTTTCACCGCCGGTGCATTGTTCAGTGCCGGATGCGTGACGGAAGGCCAGCCAGTGCTCTGCGCAGGTGTTGTTGCCTGCCCCACTGCGGCATTCTGCATCACCGCGGAAGTTGTTGGCGCAGGCAATCGGGTGACGGCATACGCCGCTTCGCTGATTGCGGTCGTACGAAGGGTGCTGGCAACCACGTTACGCTGCTGCGTCGCCGTGGCGGTGGTTTTACTGTCCGTTTTCCAGACGCCGCGCGGTTGCAGATCGCTGCCGAGGCTGACACCGGAAAGCGTTTTGATCATGGTGACCAGGTCGCTGGCGTTACCATAAAGGCGTTTCCCGGTACGCCACATTTTCTGCACCTGCTCAACGAAATTTTTGCCTGACGATGGCGGCGGCAGAAGTACCGAGATATCCCCCTGCAACAGCCTGGCGGCATCCGATACGGCAGAATCCACCACTTTCATCGCATCAGAAATATACCCAAGCATTGTGCCGGCATTACCGACGACGTCGTTCTGCACAAAATCTGCCACGCCATCGATACTGAAACCACTGAAACTGTCACTGATGCAGTCATCCAGTGCAGAACAGGATGACATCAGCGTCTGCGCCGTCGCCGCACCTGATGTGGGGTAAGAGAGTTCTCCTGCTTCGACAAACTTCAGGTCAAAGCGGACAATACGCCCTTCACTTTTCGATGTGCTGACCCGAACTTCCCCGTCAACACAGACTTTCAGCTCACCATATGTCGGGTGGACAAGCGTGCCGGGACCGGGTTTATTCAGCGCGTCAATCAGGCGATCGCGCTGGTCAAAGCAGTCATCTCCCACCACATAAGCTGTGATGGACGGGCGGAAAGTGACTTTTCCCAGATCTTCGGTATAGGGCTTGTCGCGGTTCGGGTATTCATGTGTTTCCACACGGCGACCGGTTCCCGCACTTTCTTCTTCAACCTTAAACGGCACACCTCGAAATGATGCTTCAAGTAGCTTTTCACGCCAGCCACTTCGAGAATCAGAGGATAGGTACGAAGAAATATGAGAAAAATCCATGCCGTCACCTCAAATAAAAACCGCGTGTAAACGCGGTTTTTTATTAGGTAATAAAATTAAAGATCATAATCAAAATTATGAGTATCTATTCTACATGATGAATAAGCAATTCCGCTTTCACCACTAATATTTACGCCAGCCTTTACCTTCCCTGTCTTCGTAACATCAACAAAGAATTGCCCTCTTGGCATTTTAAATGCAAAAGAGAAACCAATAATTTCCGAGTCAAAGTCATTTTCATCCTCACTAATTGGTACAATAAAAGCCAATGGTGCAGATTGTGAGTTATTTTCAAAATCAAAAACACCAATTCCTTTATTAAACTCGTAGGATGCTTTTTTTATTAAAAGAGTTCCACTTGCCGACTTTGCTGGGCATATTACAGACAGTCTATTTATTCCCCCTACATCTAGATCTATATTCTTATCTGCTGAAGTTTTAACGTTATCTATAAAGTATGTAGCAAGCTGCTTTTCCGTTACTGGCTTCGCAAAGGAGTTTAATGGCAATCCTGCAGCCAACAACAATATAAACATTTTCTTCATATTCTCTCCTACATTCAGCACAAACTTTACCACTCAATAACCCTACTTGATTAAAGTAGGGTTATTATCGTCTGAATGGAGAATACCCCACATCGTGCGTGATTTTCATCAGGGGATCGGCTTTGCCCGGTACATCAATTATCTTCATACCTGGCGGAGCATTCTCGAACGTGACTTTCAGTTCGCTGTGCTGTGTCATGGAAGAAGATGGATTCAACAACGGAACATTGGGTTTGTACTGACTCAGGCTCGCCTGATACTGCTCGTACTCTTTACGATCAAAAAAAGGCGTCCAGTCTGAAGCCAGAAACAGCCCTTTATTATCCAGCCAGTTAACCGTATCTTCAGGAACAACACTTTCCAGAGTATCTTTAACCGGCTCATACATCAGGGTTCCCAGAAAACCATATACCCCGGCCTTCCCGATAAAGCCGCGGCCTTTCCCCATCAATCCCGTTTCTGCCGATACCTTCCCCAGCGTACGCATCTCTCTGGTCACTGCGGTAATGGATTTGGTAACGTCAGCAACCCATTTGGTTGTCATAAACAGGGCGATCGCTTTCAGAACAGTTTCCCATCCCCCCATCGCCTGCGCCGTTTCATCCACCACGCGCCAGACTTTTTTTATGACAGGACCTACGGTTTCCCAGTTATCAATAATGAGGTAAGCGCCACCGACCAGAAGAGCAATCAGCCCCTTAGCAGGCGTCATATTCATCACACCGCCGAGAACTTTCATGATTCTGGACAAAGAGCCTGCAGCGGCCCCCACTGTCAGTAAAGCCAGACCGATTTTAGCAATGGTCTTAACGAGCTCCGGGTTTTCACGGACAAACGTTCTCACTTCCTCAAGGAGCGGTTTTACCGCTTCAAGACCATCATTAACCTCAGGAAGAAACGTTTCCCCCAGAGTGGAAGAAATGGCATCAAGTTGATTTTGCAGAAGTAAAAGCTGGTTTTCCGTCGTCGCTGCCCTCGAAGCATATTCCTTCTGCATCGAACTGCCATACTGCTGGGAATCCGCAACCCGCCTGAAGTTGGTACGCAACAAATCAAGGTTAGTCAGCAGAGGTGCTATCGCGCCCAGAGACTCTTTCCCGAACAGGGCATTCAGCACAGCTGCCTGTTTTTCTTTAGGCACTTTAGCCATCGCATCCAGTACAGACAGCATGGTGCCCCGGGCATCTTTCTGCATATCAGCAGCTAATTTCTTCGGATTGATCCGCAGAAAACGCAATGCCTGTTTCTGCGATTTTGTCGCGGAATTTCCCGCGGTCAGGGAAAGCATGAAGTTCTTGATCCCTGTGGCAGCAATTTCTGACTCCACACCCATCCCGGCAATGGTTGCCCCCATCGCCGCGATTTCGCCGGAAGCCACACCAGCAACACCACCTAAAGGACCAATACGCGTAACAATATCGGAGATTTTCTTCGCATTCGCCGGGCCGGTATTACCAAGGTAGTTGATTTTGTCAGCCAGCCCGGCCACTTCATCCTGCGTCATATTAAACGCAGTACGCCACTGGGCCATCATCTGCCCGGACTCTTCAGCCGTGGTATCAAAGGCCACGCCCATCTTCACCGCATCAGTGGCAAACTGCATCAGTTCATCACGTGCAACCCCGGCCTGACCGCCAGCCGCCACAATTTCCGCGATCCCGTCTGCAGACATGGGAAGCTCAGTAGACAAAGCGCGTACCTGCTCCGTCATGGCCTTAAACGCATCCGGCGTATCCAGACCGTCCACCACTTTGCGGACATCAGCCATCTTCGATTCAAGGGTGATGGCTGATTTTACAGGGAGTGCCAGCGCCCCCATTATTGCAGTACCCGCCCCGGCAGCGCCTAGAGCAAGGCTGGAGACTTCTTTTTGAAACCCCTTAAGCTGACGCTGCATACCTTTAAGCGGGCCGGATAGCCTGTCAACGGCGGTGATGATGGCTTTCAGCTGAAAATTATCAGCCATGCTTCATCTCCTCATTTATACGGACGGCCTCTGCCTCCAGATCAGCAAAGTGGGAAATAGCCGTCCGGCGAAGTTCAAGGGGGTTTAATTTCCAGAACCACGCGACATTGTAGAATCGCTTCCGGAGGTCTCTTCCGTCTCCAAGCCGGTAAAAAAACGCATTACAATCATGCCTGCCTTGAAAATATCCAGCTTCGTCATCTGCGCTGCAGACGAGCGCGGGATCCCGGCCAGAAGCGGGATATATTTCAGCGCCACCTGACTGTCCATTTTCATACCACCATCAGGCGAAACAGAGAAAGGGAACCCCAGCGCCTCAATCTCGTCATACGTAGGCTCACGTATTTCCAGCACATGCAGTGTTTCTTTGTGGGCGATGATCGGTTTTTTAAGTACAAGCTCAATCACTGGTAATCCCCTTCTTCACCGTGGAACTCAAGATCAACCGTGCCTTCTTCGGCATTATGGTTCGCTTCACCGTGCAGCCAGGCGGACGACAATACATAGACCTGACCGTTCGCCAGCTCGGCAGTGATGGTCATCTCATCAGACGAGGTGATTTTGCTCACCGGAAAATTCTTCGGCACCTTGAAGGTCCCTTTGACATAAGGTGCACGGTGAGTTTCCTTGCGGTCCACTGAACCGTCCAGGCCGATGATGTCATCATTAACCGTCCTG